TTTATTTTCCTCTGCAAATTTTTGCATTTGTGTTGTTTTTTCATTTACAAGTTCTTCTGCTAATAAATTTAAATCTTTTAATATAAATTCATTATTAATTTTAATTATAGCATTTTCATTATTTTTTTCATATTGAATGTTATTATTTTCAGGAAAATCTTTATTAAAATGTATTTCTTTTGTTAATAATCTAGGTATATCATATGTTTTTGTAAATATATCTAACAATTTTTCATAATCAACATAATCTAATCTTTCATTTTTATAATTATTAATATAAAAATTATTAATATTATGTGAATTAACATCCCTGCAATTATATTGATATTGTATATTACCGTTTGTTGTAATATTATTTGTTGTTAAATTATCTAAATTATCTAAATTATCTAAATTATTTTTTGCTCTATATGTTCTTGAATATATAATGCTTCTTGATTTACAATTATTTTTTAAAATATGTCTTGATTTATGTTGTCTAGAACTAAAACTAACCATACATTTGGGACATGTTAATTCATCTATTCCTTTACAATTGTTTTCATGTAATAAATAACTTTTATAATTTTTATAAATTTTGTCACATTTTTTACAAATATAATTATTAACATTATTTTTATTACTAATTATTTCATTTTTTTGGTTAAAGGGTACATTTTTTCTATTTGGGGGTACATTTTTTTCATTTGGGGGTACATTTTTTTCATTTGGGGGTACATTTTTTTCATTTGAGTGTACTTTTTCACCACTTGACAAATTTTCAAAATTTTCAATTTCATATCCATTATGTTTATTGTTACAATGTCTTTTTAAATCAAATTTTCTATTAGTTTCATAAAAACATTGCTCACATTTGAACTTTTTTGAAGCTATATTTTGCGTCATTACTATATATAGTCTATAAAATATTCTTTAAATAATTAAAATGTTACGAGAATTTTTGCGTAAAATGCGTTTTTGCGTAATTTATTTTTTTCCAAAATTTTTTTTCAAAAAAAATCGATTTTTTTTTGTCTTTTTTTTTCTGTCTAAAATAACACCACTTTCAATAATATGACTATTTTACATTTTATCGTGAAATTAGTAAAAAAATGGCCTTTTTTAATATTTCAACTTTCTTTTTTAATATTTAAAAAATGTAAAAATAAAATAATAATTTATATTCCAGAGACTTTACTCAAAATTTTTACAACTTCTTTGTATTTATTTAATATTTCATCAATCTCATGTTCATTATAGCCCATATATTCGTATGTTTCTTCTGTAATCTCAAAAACAGATCCATCAATTACCTGTTCATAAGTTATGGATTTTTTAAATTTTAATCTTGAACCAACATGTAACAATACCTCTTTTAGTTGCTCTGACACATGTAAATTTGGATATTCAGCAGGTATTTCAATTTTCCATAATATAAATTCTTTTCGCCCTCCATATGAATTTTTATAAAATCTTAATGCTAATTCTTTACTACGAGATGTTGATAAATAATTATCTGTTATTAATATATCTTCTTCCACCTTCTGTCTTTTTCTTCTAGGACTGGCTGACAAGCTCCGCGCCTTACTTAGACTTTTCATTGATTCTAATTGATGATTATTTCTCCAAGTTCTATATAAAGCAGTTGGTTCTCCAATTTGTGGAAAAATTGTTTCGTTAAATATATTATTTGTTAATAATATATATGTTTTTATTAAATTTTTTAATATTTCAATAAATAATAATTTTTTTTTATTGTCATCAATTTCCTCTTCATTTATTGTTTCTGCTAATAAAGTTAAAAAACTATAAGGTTCTATACGATTCATAATATATCTAAATGAGCAGTCAGATGGGGTCAATTTTTTTTCATGAATTAAATCTTTAATTATTTGCAATTCTGTTAAAAAATTATAATTTAATATAATAAACAATTCTCTTTTATCAAAATGTTCTTTCCACATCTCAAAATAATCATCCGGATCATCTTCCCTTTCCCAACTACTTAATATTTGAAGTATTTTATCCTTTTTTTGACGTGTTGTTACCTCACCTCCTTTATATATTTTTTTTCTAATTTTTCTTTTTTCTTTTTCTTTTTGTTTTTTAACTTTTTCTTTATCTTTTTCTTTTTTAACCTTTTCTTTTTCATTTTCTTTTTGTTTTTTAAGTTTTTCTTTATCTTTTTGTTTTTTAACTTTTTCTTTATCTTTTTGTTTTTGCTTTATAACTTTTTCTTTATCTTTTTTAACCTTTATCTTTTTGTTTTTGCTTTATAACTTTATCTTTTTGTTTTTTATCCATTTTGATTTAATTCTATTTAAACTATTTATTTAAAATAAATATACTTTCAAATATTTTTTTGAAATAAGCTTTTGTTATTAATGTATTTTGAAATTGATTATCAACTGTTGGGATATCTGAATATTTATATAATTTAATATTATCAATATTTTCATTTGTAATATCACAATTACATTTTTTACATAATAATATTAGTACAATATCATAATTAAGATTTTTGTAATTTTTTTTAAGATATTCATTTAATCTTTTAATTTCCTCATATTCATTAACAATATTATCTACTTCATTATGATGATGTATAGAATGTCCTTTTTTAATAAAAACTAATTTTTTATTGTCTTTTAACTTTTCTAAAAATCTATCAATTCTTCTTTTATATTTATCCTTATCTTCTTGAAGTAAAAAATTATCATGAATAAATTTTGTGTTATAATTTTTATCAAATACGTGATTATTTATTGCATTTTCATTAATATTTGGTATAAAATTATCAAAATTGTTTTCTAAAATTTTTGTTATACCGTCATATGTTACTATATGGTCAAATGGATAAGCACAATTTCTCATTTTAAATTCTTTACACATAAATGCAACATCACAATCAATGCCAATTGGTATATACTCAATATTCATTATATAAATATAAATAAATATATTTTTAAATAAATATATAGAGTAAACTATGCTAATTTGCGATGTAATATCAAACATATATAGTTACTTTTATTATTCAATTTTAAAAAATAGCAATAATGATTATGCCGAAAATTTATTAAATGAAAAAACATATCTAAAACATACAATGACGCTTTCAGATTATATTGAAAATTTAAAACAAAAAAATAAATTATATGAATTTGATGAGCATGTGTAAATTTTATTTATATATAATAGATGAATTATTTATTTATAGATATTAGAAAAAGTGATGAAGTTTATGCAAAACATTTGGATTACAGTAAAAATTATAAATTATATACTATACCAATGAATATGATTAGATTTAATACAAAAAATATTGTAAATCATCTAAAATATATAGATGAAATTTATATAATTTGTTATTCCGGCAAAAGAGCAAATTTTATTAAAAATAAATATTTTAAAGACTATGATAATATAAAGGTAAATAAAGATTTACAATTTAAAAATTTTACTAAAGGTATAAATAAGATTAAATTAAATTACGAAACTATAGAATTAAACTTTATAGAAAATGGTTATAATTATTATAGTATAATGCGTATAATACAAACAATAATCGGTAGTTTAATATTATTAATAGGAGGGTATACATTATATGAAATAAATCGATTTAAAAAAATAAATAAAATACCGTTAATTATATTAATGTTATTTGGTTTAATGGCATTAATAAATGGATTAACATCGACATGTACTATATCAGAAATATTAAAAAATTTTTTAAATTAAAAAAATAATTTTATTGATTTTTTTTATATTGTATTGAACGACTACGATTATTATAAATTATTTTAGTAGTATTTTTAGAGTTACTATCTATAATTTTATTTTTTTTTTTATTATTTTTTTCTTTTTTATTATTATTAAAAAATAGGGATATATCATCATCTATTTTTTTCTCACGTTTCCAATTTTTTTTAGGAGAATGTTTTTCTAAAAACTCTTTTCTCCTTTTTTCTTTTTTTTCATAGTCATCAACATTGATATGATATATCACAATGTCTTTTATATCACAATTATTATCAATATAGTTAATAAATTTATCAACAAAATTACTTTTTTTGTTTGAAGAATGCATTCAATTAAATGTAACTTTCTTAATATATAACAATATATTTACTTTTTGTTATATTTTATTTTTTTTGTATCATTTTCTAAATCATCTTTATTTTTATTTTCATATTCAATTGCATATGTTTCATTTATTGTTGGAACATAATTAATCAAAACATTTAAACCATCTGTATTATCTGTATTATAATAAGGTTTTTCTTCTTCTTCCTTATTATTTCCATATAATTCTTTTTTAATATGCTTATACATATCCATACTAACTTCATTAACCTTTTTAATTAATACAACTTCACTATCATTCCATACTCTTCCTACATTTTTCTTTAATAAATAAATAGGGATAATTGACATACCCCATAAAAGACCTAAACGTTCTGATTTTAATTTTTTGGCATAATTATGCATAAATAGTTTAAAACCAATATGACTAATATCTTCTTTACTTAGTATTTTAATAATACCCCATAAAAACCAAATACTATCATTATCACTATGATAAAATTTAGTTTCAAATTTATAAGTTTTTCGCGACAAATAATCAAATGTATCACGTAATTTATTACTAATTGAAATTAAAGTATCAGAATCCTCATATGAAATATTATTACAACTATTAATTATATTTGTTAAACCAGATATAATTAGTCTAGCTAAATCATATGTTTCGCTATCGGCAGGTGGAAGTACATCATCAAATTTTGTTATTATTTCATAACTAATATTTTTATCACTTTTATCAAATATATCAATTATTTTTTCTCTTAATTTTTGTAAAGTTAATACACCAGATTTTGATACAGGGTTTTTTAAATATATATCACATACTATACACAATTTTGTTAATAAGATATATATATTTTTAATAACAACTTTATCCGATTGTATAAATTCATAAGTTTCTTCAAGCACATCAATCCATAAACGTATATCTACTATTGAAATATAAGATCCGATGTAGGCACAAATAGATATAAAAGTATTTTCGATATGTTCAATATTTTTACCATTCGTATCTTCAATAACTAATTGTGTTACCATATAAATACTTTCTTGTATTTTACCTTTGTAAATGTTACTATATAGAGAATTACTATCCATATAAATATATATACTATTTAATTATTTACATTTTTTACATATATTTTCATCATATACAGTATCAAGATTGTCTATTTCACTTTCAGTTAATTGGTTTAGGCATTTAACACATTTTGTACATGCTTTACATGTTAAAATTCTTTTATAAATATATTCCTTACTGCATTTACAATCTTCATATATAGTATTTGGCATTACATTGTATTGTGAGAAATAGTCATTATTATAGTTATATGTACCCATATTTTGACATTTTTGACATTCATTGATATAACTATACATTAATATTTTCTTAATACTAATATCATTTTTGCACTTATTACATGATACCGTATCAGAATTTTTCAAAAATTTAGGATAATATTCATCCATTATAAATATTACATTATAATTAGTTTTTATATAAAAAAATGACATTATCAATTTAACATTAAAATTATAATGAGCACAAATAAATACTATTATGATGTTGATAAATGCTGTATGGTAGATAATCCCCCGCCTATATCAAAAAATTTATTAAATGTTAATTATAATATGCATATTATTCATAAAACAGATACATATTATGATAATTTGTATAGTGAAGGTTATATGTGTGATTTTAAATATAGTATAGATAAAACATTAACAAATTTATCTTATTCAGAAAAAATAAAAAAAGTACATATCTTATAAAAAATAAATTTTTTAAAAACTTTTTAATATTTTTAAATTTTTTTAAGATATGTACTTTTTTTTAAAATAATAAAAAATGAATTTAATATTATATTATTAATTAAATATGCTAAATATTTTACAATTACATGCTATTGATATAATTAAATCTGGTAAATCTTTATTTTTAACAGGTCCGCCTGGTGTTGGCAAATCATTTACATTAAGAAATATTATTCAATATTTAGATGAAATACAAAACAACTATGGACTAACAGCAATGACAGGTTGTGCTGCAATTTTAATTAAAGGTCAGACATTACATTCTTTTTTAGGCATTGGTTTAGGTAATGAAAAAGTTGAAAAAATATACGAAAAGTTAAAAGATAAAAAAAAATTTAATGAATTAAAAAACTTAGATACTTTAATTATAGATGAAATATCTATGATGAATGATAAATTTTTCGAAAAAATTTCTAAATTGTTATCAAAAATTAAAAATAACAATAAACCATTTGGTGATGTTAGATTGATATTGATAGGTGATTTTTATCAATTGCCTCCGACAGATGGAGAATATTGTTTTAAATCTAAATTATGGAATATGGTTAACATGACAACGGTTGAATTAAATGAACCAATGAGACAAAAAGATGACATTGTATTTCAAAAATTATTAAATAATATAAGAAAAGGTAAAATAACTAAAGCAAACTATAACGAATTAAAAAAACTAAATGATACAGATTTTTCTACAATTATTCCTACAAAAATATATTGTTTAAAAACGGATGTTAATAGAATAAATACTTATTATTTTAATAAATTACTTATGGAAAATAATAAATTAAAAAGCGAAGAAGTTAATAATTATATTGAAAATAATACAATAGAATGTTATCCTAATAATGAAAATATAACAGATAGTACAGATAGTTCAAAAGTATTTAAATATGGTATAGTTACTAATGAAAAATATGTTAATAAAAATGATTATGAAATTAGTTTAATAAAAGGCGCAGAAGTAATGATTACAAGAAATATTAATATAGAAAATGAATTAGTTAATGGGAAAAAAGGAAAAATAGTAAATTTAACAAGTAATTATGTAATAATTAAAGATGATTATAATATAAAACACAAAATAGATTATTATAAAGATGAAAATGCATATAACAAATATGTTAAATTTATGCCATTGACATTAGCATACGCTATAACTGTTCATAAATCACAGGGGTCTACATTAGATTATATAGAAATTGATGGGAGTAATAATAACTTTGCACCTGGACAATTTTACACTGCATTATCAAGAGCAAAAACACTTAAAAACATTAGACTTAAAAATTTAGATAAGGACGCTTTAATAATAAATAAGGATGTTTTAAATTTTTATAACACATAAAATAAGTAGCATGTTATAAAAAATGATTTTTTTATCATTAAAAGAAATAAATGACAAATTATAAACCTATTTTAAAATGGGTTGGTGGAAAAACACAAATTATAGACAAAATAACAGATAAATTTCCAAAAGAAATTGATAATTATCATGAAATATTTTTAGGAGGAGGTAGTGTACTATTATGTTTATTAAATAATATTAATAATGGCAAAATTAAATTAAAAGGAAATATTTATGCTTATGATTATAATGAACCTTTAATATATGTTTATAAAAACATACAAACAAATCACAACGAATTATATAATAGTTTAAACAATTTAATTACTGATTTTAATTTATGTAAAAATAATGAAATTAATAGAAAACCAGAAAATAAAGAAGAGGCAATGGAAGCAAAAGAAAATTATTATTATTGGATTAGACAGCAATACAATAAGTTAAGTGACAAAGAAAAAAATAGTATAATAGGTTCTGCAATGTTTATATTTTTAAATAAAACATGTTTTAGAGGAATATTTCGTATTGGACCAAATGGTTTTAATGTGCCATATGGACATTATAAAAACCCAGAAATTATTAATAAAAATCATTTAGATAGTATTAATTTATTAATAAAAAATGTTATATTTAAATCTTGTGATTTTAGTGTTTCAATGGATAATATAAATAAAAATGATTTTGTGTATTTAGACCCACCTTATGCTCCAGAAAAAAAAACTTCATTTGTTGGTTATACAGATTGTAAATTTGATTTAGACCAACATAACAAATTATTTAATTTAATAAAAAAATTAAATTGTAATTTTATGATGAGTAATTCAGACGTATCATTAGTTAGAGATAATTTTGAAAATTATAAAATAGAATCTATAGTATGTAAAAGGGCAATTAATTCAAAAAAACCTGATTCAAAAACAAAAGAAGTAATAATTACAAATTATTAAAATGTCTATAAAATTTTGATTTTTATAAAAAATTGATTGTTATTTTTTATTACTATAATTACACAAAATGTCTACTACCAAGGTCGTTCTTATCGTCGCATTGACTATTGTTTGCTCTACTGATGCAAGGACTCTTCGCATCAATAGGGGAAGTTCTTGCTATTGTCGTCATCGCATTCAAAAGGAGCGCGATGATGCAATTAAAGAGCGTGAAAATATGTCAAATGAATACGATAAAATCAAAAATCTTGT